GCTGGGGATGATGCCGACCCAAGAACAATAAGCGGGTTAAATTTTCAACCTGACGCGATCTGGGTAAAGGCTAGAAGCGGAACCTATGGAGCACAAGACCATTGTTTGAATGATGCAGTAAGGGGCGCAGGAGAGATTCTACGCCCAAATCGTGACTATGCGGAAGCAACAGACACTAACAACATCGAAAGTTTTACGAGTGATGGTTGGACGATGGGTGATGATGAAAAAACCAATAAAGGATCAACGTCTTATGTAGGATGGAGTTGGAAAGGTGGTGGTGCTGCTGTATCCAATACTGATGGAACTATAACGTCATCTGTTAGTGCAAATACTACGGCTGGATTTTCAATCGCAGCCTACACTGGAACTGGATCGGCAGCTACGATTGGGCATGGGTTAAGTTCTGCGCCTGAGATGGTGATTGTTAAAAATCTGGATCAAGCTGATGCTTTCCAGGTAGGATCATCAAAAGGAATAGATTTTACAGATTATCTTGTACTGGACACTAATGCTGCCGCAGTTGACAATGTTGACAGATGGAATGATACAACTCCAAGTGCTTCAGTATTTACTATAGGAGATGGCGTAGAGGTAAATACGAATACCGAAGATTACATAGCCTACTGCTTTCATTCAGTAGAAGGCTACTCAAAGGTAGGTAGCTACGAAGGTAATGGGAATCTGGATGGAACTTTTGTCTACACAGGATTCAGACCAGCATTTGTCATGACTAAATCTAGAGACAGCACTAGCGGCTGGCAAATGTTTGACAATAAGAGAGAGGGGTATAACGTCGATAATTATGAGTTACTTGCAGATTTAAGCGCAGTAGAGGATACATCAACAGAATTTATTGACATAGTTTCCAACGGATTCAAAAACAGGGATACAACCGATCCGAATGTTGCTGAAACTTACATCTACATAGCATTCGCAGAATCACCATTCAAATACTCAAACGCGAGGTAAATTATGTGGCACAGTGATACATTAGGTGTCATACGGACACCAAAAGAAATAACAGTAAATGGTGTGACCCACCCTCGTCAGATATTCCGCAGATGGAGTAAGGCTGAATTGGCTGAGGTAGGAATAACCCCTGCTAGGGTTGAGACTCCAGACAGTCGATACTACAACACCGGAGCAGAAACCCTCTCCTTAGTAGATGGTGAAACTGTTATCAGCTATGCAGGGACTGAGAGGGATGTCGGGCAGTTAAAAGAAAACATCGTAGCAAAGATAAAGGCTAATGTTGGCTCTCTGCTCTCTTCAAGCGATTGGAGGGTTATACGGGAGGCTGATGGTGGAACTGCTATGACAGACGCATGGAAGACCTACAGAAACGAGGTGAGGACTCATGGCAACAGCCTAGAGTCTGGTGTCGAATCCTTTGCCAGCTTGCAAGCTGTAAAGAACTTCCAGAACCATCCGGTAATTGAAGTAAGGTATGAATCTACCTACGATGCTGAAGGCAATGAAACTATCGGCCCGGAAACAAAAGACTACAATAGAGAAGTAGATAAAACATACTGGGACTGGCCTGTTGCACCAGACGCAATAGCTGATCCATATCATGTGGAGTACAAGTAATGGCATTAGAAAGCGCAACATACATTAGCCAACTGGTAGATACAAATCCTGCCGGATCGGACGTTATCTCACAAGGAGATGACCATCTTAGGCTTATCAAAAAAGTAGTACAGGATAGTCTACCAGATGTAGATCAGGTTGCTACGACTATAATCACAAAGGCTACGGCCCCTACAACTCAGATAAAAGGTACGATTTGGTACGATACCTCTGCTAATACACTAAAGATAAACACAGCCGCAACTTCGTCTACCCCTGTTTGGGTTGAAATAAATAATGGCGCACCTTGGGCATCAGGTACATTTGGTGGTTCTACAGCTGGATACAGATCATTTTCTGTGACTAAGGGCGGAACAAACCAAACTGGTGTTGCTACTGGAACCTACACTAAAGTCACTTGGCCCACTGAGGAGTGGGATACTGGCGGTGTATTTGCCTCAAACAAATTTACTTGCGATGTAGCGGGGAAATATCATTTTTACTTTGCACTTAAACTAACGGGAAACGTGCTATACGATAATGCTGCTGCCCTTTACAAGAATGGTAGTTTGTTTAGATATGCTAACTATTTTATTGCGTATGACTCTGGGGCTAACACTGGTGTTCCTACCATGCAGATGGAGGCTAACTTAGACCTGTCGGTATCTGATTATGTAGAAGTGTATGTACATCAGGAAAGTGGCGGAGATCAGGTTGTGGATGGTTCAACTACGGCTACTTGGTTTAGTGGATACAGAATAGAATAATGCCCCTAGTACCTATAACAGATGTAGGTAAGGTAGGGATTATAGAAGATATACCACCCTATAATCTGCCACCTAACGCATGGTCTGGCGGAAACAATGTAAGGTTCCTAGACAACGGCGTAAAGAAAGTAGCTGGTTATAGCGAGGTCATGGCAACGTGCCCGTTTGCCCCCTACTACATCCAGCCTTACCTCACCGCTGGTGGTACTTACTACTGGCTTGCTTACGGGGCCGCAGACATTGCTGTATGGAACGGATCAACCTGGACAGATGTAGTGCGACAGGCCACCGGATCATTAGACGGAACTATCAATAGTTCTGTTACCACGATAACCCTAGCTGATGCTAGTGCATTTCCAGCATCTGGCACAATAGCTATGGGTTCACAAGCTATAGCAGACGGCGCATCTAATGCCTATGAAGAGGTAACCTATTCCGGTAAGTCTACCAATGATCTTACTGGCTGCACTAGAGCAACGACACCAGCAGAACATACAGATGGTTCTATCGTTACGCCCATATCTGATACCTCAACCACTGATAATGATTATGGTGCCAACACAACTACTAGAAAGTGGGCGGCAACCAACCTTAACGGAATCATCATCGCTACAGATGGGTACGACACACCACAATATTGGCCCTTGGCGGCTGGTGTCCCAAGCCTGACGGTTCCATTTAGAGAGCTAAGAAATTGGCCCGCTACATCAAATAAATGCAAGGTCATACGATCCTTTAGAACCTTTCTGGTTGGTCTTAACTGGGAAAGGGCTGGGGTTAATGAACCCAGATTGGTAAAGTGGTCTACTGAAGCCACTTATGGTAATGTTCCCACGACATGGAGCGAGGCTGACAATACGCTAGACGCTGGCGAGTACCAGTTAGCAGACACTTCCGGGGAAATAGTAGACGGGCTACCGCTCGGCGATTCTTTTCTGATCTATAAGAAGAACGCTATCTACATTATGAACTATGTTGGTACTCCATATATATTCTCGTTCAAGTTACTGTCTCCCAATATAGGTTGTCTCGCCAAGAACTGCATAGCTGAGTTTGAGGGTGGACACTTCTTTATCGGTCTATCTGATTTCTACCTGTGCAACGGACAGCAGGTAACACCGCTGTTGCCAGAGCGTTTAAGACGCGCTGTGTTTGATGACCTTGACGGGGATAATGACAACTACAACAAATGCTTTGTTGCGGCTGACTACGTGCGAAATGAAATGATAGCAGCTTACCCATCCACAGCGGGTGCTTCTGGTGGTCCAGCGGATAAGGCTATTATCTGGAACTGGAAAACTAACACCTTTAGCATGAGGGATTTACCAGATACTTCCCACATATCTGCTGGGATCATAGAGATAACCGCTGGCACTCAATGGGATAATATTACCGGATCGTGGAATGCTGGCTCTGGTGCATGGGGTTCTACCAACTATGGAAATGTATCTGAGAATCTAGTATTTGCTGATGTTACAAATACCAAGCTATTCAGGGATAATCACGGCAATACAGAAGATGGCACTAACATGACCTCTTATATAGAGCGTACTGGTTACGATCTTGGTGACCCCTCTATAATTAAATATGTTTCAGCGGTTTATCCGGAGTTAGAAGTATCGGGGAACAATGAGATCAAGGTTTATGTAGGCCATCAGATGGCCACAGAAGAAGCAATCACATGGGACAATGGGACAGACTTTAACCCAAATGACCAGTCTAAAGTTTCTTGTAGGTCTACTGGAAAATACTTTGGTGTTAAGTTCGAGTCTACCGGAGACTTTGATTGGAAACTAAATGGCCTAGCCTTTGAGGTAAAACCCAGAGGCAAGCGCGGTAGTAGATCATACTAATGGCTTATAGTCCTAAAGATGTTAAATCAGTAAACAGGTGGTCACCTAACCCGGCCCCAGTAGAGCCAGAACAGTTGCCTGATTACCTCTTCAATGAATTAAACAGACTGGGAGACATAATCTTTAACATAGATATGTTGCAGCTTGCCCAGACAAATGTTGCACCCGGATCAGAGACTAGAAAGACAAAGCCTAGAGATGGTGATATACGTTATGCTGATGGAACTAATTGGGACCCCGGAAGTGGAGAAGGTATATACGCTTTCTTCAATGAGGTCTGGAGTAAGTTATGAGAACGCACTTGCTATCACCAGAGGATGTTCCTTATATGTGGGAGGAAGTTGCCCCGTTGCTGGCTAGAGTATCCAGACATACCGAGGGAGAGATGGAGCCCGATGATTACATCGAGCCGCTGACCCATGGCGATATGCAGTTATGGGTAGCGACGGAGGACAAGAAAGTCCTAGCCGCTCTGATAACCCAGATTATCCCATACCCACAGAAAAAAATACTGCGACTGATCTCACTTGCTGGAGAGGAGTTCAACAAGTTCAAAGATTGCTTGGACATGGTAGAGGCTTTTGCAATAAACAACCACTGCACAGCTCTTGAGATGTGGGGCAGAAAAGGATGGAAAAAATTGCTACCGGATTGGAAAGATAGCTACATCGTGTATACAAAAGACATAAGAACGAGGATGCAATAATGAGCTTTGGTGGAAAATTTGATTACGCAAAGGAGTACGCGAAGTACAAGCCTAACCAGGATGCTAAATTTGAATCTTATGTTGATGACAACCCGCACTTAGCGTCGGCTTGGGAAGAGATTCAGTCAGAACCAACTGGAACACAGGGATCGTACTGGAAACAAAGAGGAGCTACATCAAAGGCTGCTTTTGGCCGCGCTCATGCGGCTGAGGATTATGCGCTTAGCGAAGGCACATACCATGGTGGTACAGATGTAAGCCCATACGAGGAGGACACTCTATTCGAGAGCTGGTTGGCTGGTGGTGGCAATGGTGGCAATGGCAATGGTGGTGGCTGGTCCCCAGCTACAGGCGGTGGCGCACCCGGATCAGCTAATTACCCAATAGGTCTTGTTGACTATCAGGAGCCATCAGCTATGTCTGGTATCCCGCTGGAGTTTCAACCGTGGCTGCAACCAAGCCACATTCCCGACAGCCTATGGAACTATCAGGCACCCACGTTGAACGAGTGGGAGATAGATCGTAACTGGGATTGGGCGGAGAAAGATGCGTCTGAGTATCTGACTGATGATCAGAAAGCGGCTAAGGCTAGGGTAGCGCAGCAGTTCAGAGAGGGTTCAGAAGGTAACAGAGACGGCTACAACCCAATGAATGATCCTGCAAATTATATGCCCGGTCACGAACTCGAAACAGGATATTATACTGGCCCAGATCTAAATTGGGATGCGTCTGCCAGTAGGAAGAACTTTAACTGGAACAATCCATTGGGCGCATGGGCTAACAAAAACATTTACGGTATGGAAGATTCTAATGCTATGGCAGCACAGATTCAGGCTATGCAAACTGCTAATGCGTTGGCAGACAAACAGTCTTACATGGATACGATTGATGCAATGACCCAGGGCATTGGATTTGACATAGGCGAAGCAGTATCTATCGATCCTACACAGTCAATAGATGCCATGTTAGATTCCACTAAGATATGATACAACTGATGACTGGTGAGGAATAAATTATGGGCGGCGGAACAACAGTACAAACAGCGACAAGCGAGCCTTGGGCGGAACAGAAACCATACCTGATTAAAGGTATGACAGGAGCGGATGAGCTTCTGAAGGGTGGCTTACCACAGTATTACCAAGGCCCAACCATGGCCGGTTTTGACCCGGCTCAGACCGCTGCCCAGCAGGCTACGCTTGGCTACGCAATGGGACCGAGGGCAGCTCGCCAACAGATGGGGGCTGAAAATCAGTTAGCCAACACATACGGATTAGCTAATCAGCTTGGTAGGGCGGGTATGCAAGCCGGCGCGTACGGCGCAGGTTTAGCCCGGCCTCTTTCCCAAGGCCAGTTCGGTGGGCTAACCCCGTTCTCTGGCAACCAGTACGCTAATATGATGGCCGGTAATGTAGATCTTGGACCGAGCAGCCCGTTTGCCAGCACAGCCAACGCCCTGCAACAGCAGGTGATGGGTCAGCTAAAGGGCAACATCCTGCCCGGCCTACGTCAGCAGACTATGACTTATCAGCCGGGTGGTGGAAGCCGTGGAAACCTAGTACAGAACAAAGCTATAGCTAACGCTGTGCAACAGGGCATGACTAAGCCTCTCGCTGATATGTACTCCGGTGCATACCAGCAGGCGCAGGGCATGAGGTTGCCGGCAGCTCAGATGGGTCTTGGGGCCCAGCAGTTTGGTATGGGTTATGGGTTGCAGGGTTTAGGGGCGGCTCAAGGCGGTGGTCAACTAGGGCTTGGCGCTACTTCTCAGTACCCGTCAATAATGAATGCTCCAATGAGTATGTACGATGCTATGGGAAGAGTTGGAGCACAACGCAGAGGCATGAGCCAATCAGCCATAGATCAGGATATGCAGCGCTACAACTACGAGGCAATGGCTCCGTACAATGCGCTTAACCAGTACATGAATACCATCTCTGGGAACTATGGTGGTACTACTACTCAAACCACGCCTAAGCAGGGCGGCGGGCTAGGCTCCATACTCGGAGCCGTACTGCCGATGATGCTGTAATGGCGACGGGCTTTAATCCTTTCAAGAAATTGTGGGGTAGCGTGAAGCCCGGTGGCTCAGGCTTGCTCGGAATGAGGAAAGGCGCACAGGCTATATCACCCTCAGCAGCAGCAAACATAAGGAACCCTGCTTATACCATATCACATCAGAAGATGATGTCTCAGCCTTACCCTGATCGTATATTAAAACATCAAGCAGCTAA